AGGCATTGATGGCAGAGGATCGTGATCGAGAGATGAAGGTTATTGAGCATGACGACTGAAGCCAATCCTTTTGAGGATTTTACGTTACAGTATATGGATGACCCTGTGCTGTTTGTCAGGGAGGTTTTGGGTGCTGAGCCATTGCCGTATCAGGCAGAGTTTTTGGAGGCCATATCAAGCGGTGAGCGTCGTATTAGTATTAGAAGCGGCCACGGCACAGGAAAGTCCACATCGGCCTCGTGGGCGATGCTGTGGTATTTGCTAATGCGGTTTCCCAATAAGGTTGTTGTGACAGCTCCGACATCTGGCCAGCTTTTTGACGCTTTGTTTGCGGAGCTAAAGCGGTGGATTGGTGAGTTGCCCAAGCCAGTACAGGACTTGCTGACTGTTAAGAGTGATCGTGTTGAGCTGGCGGCTGCGCCGTCTGAGATGTTTATATCTGCGCGTACAAGCCGTGCCGAGACGCCAGAAGCCTTGGCGGGTGTTCACAGCGATAACGTCTTATTGGTCGTTGACGAGGCGTCTGGTGTGCCTGAGAAAGTATTTGAGGCGGCGGCTGGTTCAATGTCAGGCCATAACGCTACGACAATCTTGCTCAGCAACCCGACACGCTCGACTGGCACGTTTTATGAGAGCCAGACGCGGATGAGCGGGACTTGGTGGACGCAAAGATGGAGCTGCGTTGACAGTCCATTGGTGTCGGATGAGTTCGTTGACGAGATGCGTGAGCGGTATGGCGAGGAGAGCAATGCGTTTCGTATTCGGGTGTTGGGTGAGTTTCCGTTAGCGGATGATGATACGATTATACCGTTTCATTTGGTTGATGCGGCGATGAATAGGGACATTGAGATTGACGATGAGCGTCGTCCTGTCTGGGCTGTTGACCCTGCAAGGTTTGGGAGTGATAGAACGGCGTTCTGCAAGCGTGTTGGTTCGGTGATTACTGAAATAAAAAGCTGGCGTGGTTTGGACTTGATGCAGACAGTTGGCCGTGTGATGGCAGAGTATGAGGCTTTGAACCCGAGCAGCAGGCCGTCAGAGATATTGGTTGACAGCATTGGCGTTGGCTCTGGCGTTGTTGATCGTTTGAGGGAGCTTGGCGCACCTGTGCGGGGTGTGAACGTGGCTGAAAGTCCGTCTATGGGTGAAACGTACAACAATTTGAGAACTGAGCTGTGGTTTAAGACAAAGGCTTGGCTTGAGGATCGGTCGTGCAAAATACCGCAGGATGATGAGCTTTTGGCTGATCTGACAGGTATTCGGTATTCGTTTACCTCATCTGGCAAGATGGCGGCTGAGAGTAAGGATCAGATGAGGCGGCGTGGGCTGCGCTCTCCTGACTTGGCAGATGCTGTTTGCCTGACAATGGCATCAGACGCGGCGATGGCGCTGTCTGGGCCTATGACATCGTGGCGGGGCGAACTTAGAAGGAATTTGCGCGGTATTGCGTAGTGTGATATGGTCGGGGCAACATAGGAGATTGATTATGAAGCCATGCAAAGGATGCCCAACCCCGACTGCTTGCAAGCGTGCAGGTATGTGCTTGAAAAAGAAGTATGGTAGATAATGCCAGGTAAAAAGGGATTATACGCCAACATTCAGGCCAAGCGTAAGCGCATTGCTGCTGGCTCTGGCGAAAAGATGCGGAAGCCAGGCAGCAAGGGAGCGCCGACTGCTAAAGCGTTTAAGGCGGCTGCTAAGACAGCTAAGAAGAAAGTGAAGAAGTGATGTAATGTTTACCGCGTTTGTTCTCTTGTGCGCACAGAATTACTGCTTTGCAGTCGGTGGTCCTGCGTATGTCGATGAGAATGAATGCATTGCTGATTTTATGCAGAACGGAGTTCCATCTTTGCAGATGAAATATCCAACGTATACAATCATGCAGGTTAAATGTTATGAATGGGAAAAGCAGGTGAAGTCCTAATGCCGTATTCTAAGTATAGCCCGAAGCAAAAGAAACTGGCGGCGATGGCTGGAAATCGCAAGAAGATCACGGCCGCAGACTTGGCCGCAGACTTGAAGGCTAGTGCAATTATGCTACTCCTTCATTTTTTCGTGGCTGTGGAAAAAGTAAAAGCGAAAGCGAAGAAAAAGTAATGGCGAAAGACCCTAGACTGAGCCGTATTGGCGTATCGGGCTATAATAAACCGAAGAGGACGCCGAGCCATCCGACGAAAAGCCATGTTGTCGTGGCGAAAGAGGGCGACAAGGTGAAGACGATACGGTTTGGGCAGCAGGGCAAGACAGGCGATAAGACGATGACGAAGCGTGCGAAGTCGTTTAAAGCGCGTCATGCAAAGAACATTGCCAAGGGCAAAATGTCTGCGGCGTTTTGGGCGAATAAGGTTAAGTGGTGACAGCATGAACATTATGGATATGTCACCGCGTGAGTTTAGCGCTTTCATCCAAGAAGAAAGGCAGTATCGCACGCCTGAGCAGATTGACGACTTAATGCGTCGCTACAACGCGGCAAACAGCTTGTCTGGCAGACTGGCAGGGCTTTTGGAGCCGACAGAAGGCCGTCGTCGCGCAACATTCTTTCCTGCAAGCGTCCCAGAAGGTATGAGCCTGTTTGATGCTGTACGCTCTGGCGAAGCAGAGTTTGCAGTTCCTCAAGGTATTGTTGATATGGTCGTCGGCGGCGTTCAGGGTGTTGAGAACCCTGGCTTGGCTGCGCAGGGGCGCATTCCTGCGGCAGATATGGACACTGCTGCATTGCAGACTGCTGGGGCAGCTATGACAGGTGGTGGCTTTGTTGCCGCCCCAAGAGGAGCAATCCGTTCTGGATTTGTCAGAACCATCCAAGAAAAATATCCAGATGTTGAAATAGACGTTTATGGGTCGCCTGACCGTGGGTATGAATTAAGTAAAATTGAGGTTCCTAAAGATAAGCAAGGCTCTGGGCTTGGCACGCAGGTCATGAACGATTTGGTTGCAGCCGCAGATGCAGAAGGGGCGAGAATATCGTTGACCCCAGATACATCATTTGGCGGCACAAGTGTTTCGCGCCTAAAAGACTTTTACAAGCGTTTTGGGTTCGTAGACAATAAAGGAAAAAATAAAGATTTTTCTACTCGCAACACAATGTACCGTGACCCATCGGTTATGGCCAACGCATCAAAAAGCGCTGGTCTTTTGTCTGTCGCATCAGACGTATCCGCACGCGGCGATCAGATATTAAACATGCTAAAGTCTGGCAGAGGTTCTGAAGTGACTGACGCGATGCTAGACATGGGCGACAGCGTAAAAAATACTCAATTAAATCAGTACCTTGCGGCCAATTATGATTTACCTATGGATGAGGCAAGCCGATTGGCTCGTGCGCGTGAGATGGGGTTTAATGTTGATGATGTTCAATATCATGGTACAGCTCCATCAATTTACTCAGATGATGATTTTTCTCCTGACATCACTGCTTTTATACCTGGCGTTAAAGGTCAGTTAGGGGCAGGTGTTTATGTCGCTCCTGACGTTAGGAAAGCTAATAAGTTTGCGAGTGCTGGTGAGGTCAATCGAGGCAACTTTGATCCTAATAAAGCTGTACCTAGAGGCGGCTCTGTACTTCCAGTTTACATAAGAAGTCCAAACCCAGCATCTTATGGCGAAATGAGAAACGCGCAGTATGGCTTGGAAAATGTTTCTGGATTTAATGATTTATCTATGCGGGGAACTCAGGCGCTATCAGATGAAGGGTTTACAGGTGTTAGAACTGGCAACGAGGAAAATGTTTTTGATCCTAACAATATAAGATCAACAAATGCACGTTTTGACCCTCGTTTGTCTGAGTTGGAAAATATCATGGCAGCCAACGCTTCACCAATAAGTGGCCTTTTGGCGCAATCTGGTGTATCAAGTGAGCAAGCGCAGAGAATAGAAGACTATCTGTATAAGACAGGATTGTTACAGTAATGGCACTTACAACATACGCAGAACTAAAGACAAGCATCGCAGACTTTCTGAACCGCGATGACTTAACCTCTGCCATACCTGATTTCATCACATTGGCTGAAGCTGACATGCAGCGCCGCGTAAAGCATTGGCGTCAGGAAAAGCGCAGCACGGCTGAGTTGGATACGCAGTACAGCGCGATCCCTGCTGACTTTCTTGAGGCAATACGCTTTTATATTACCTCAAATGACAGTTCACCGCTAGAATTGATTAGCCAAAGTGAGATGGTAGATCGTCGGTATCGCAATGCAGATACGACAGGTAAACCGCATTACTATGCAATTACTGCTGGCGAGATCGAGGTTTACCCCACGCCTGATGGGACATACACGGCAGAGCTTTATTACTACTCACGCATTACCGCGCTGTCTGACAGTAATACGTCGAACTGGGTTTTGGAGTATTTCCCTGATGCGTATTTGTATGGTGCGCTAGTTCACTCAGCACCGTACTTGAAAGACGATGTGCGCACCCAAGTTTGGGCTGCTTTGTATCAGAGCGCAATTGATGGTATAAATGCGGAAAGCGAAAGTTCTAAATTTGGTGGCTCTGGTCGCCGCATGAAAATACGGAGTTACTGATGAGTTTATCCAATACGTTTGAAACGCACACCCTGCAATACTTGTTCACAACCACGTCTGTCACACGTCCGACAGCTTGGTATATTGCGCTGTTTACAAGCAATCCTGCTGAAGATGCAAGCGGCACTGAAGTCAGTACATCTGGCACAGCCTACGCGCGGCAGAGCGCAACCTTCACTGTGTCGGGCAATGAGGCGACAAACTCAGCCGCGATTGAGTTTCCGACTGCGACAGCCTCGTATGGCACAGTGAGCCACGTTGGTGTCTTTGATGCGTCAACTGGTGGCAACCTGATTGCCTATGCAGCGCTGACAACAAGCAAGGCGATTGACACAGGCGATGTTTTACGCCTGCCAGCGAATGACCTCGACATTACGATGGACTAAATAAATGGCTGACGTAACGTACCGCAGCGCTTACGGCAAAGGCTTATATGGCGTTGAAGCGTATGGCGTCAGCGGTGCTTTCAAAGAAGGCGAAGCCATTGTTATCGGCGTTACCTCAACGGCGTCTGCTGTTGTGCGTGTGCGCCTTGCCGCGTCTATCGTTGCGTCTAGCTCAAGCAATACATCTGCCGCGACAAGAGTGCGTGAAGTCAGCGCAACGTCGAGCATTGCCGCGTCTGCTACAAGTGCTGCCCAGCGCGTGCGTGAGAGCGATGCTGCAGCGGCATCTAGCGCAACAGGTGCAGCATCTGTAGAACGCGTGCGCGAACAAAGCGCGGCTGTTAGCATTGCCGCAAGCAATACATGCGCTGCGACTAGAGTTAGAGAAAGCGCGGCTACGGTAACGCCTAGTGCAAGCGTTGCAGCAAATGCTGTGACAGTCGTAAGCATTACCCCAACTGTGGCTGTCGTTACAACAAATGTTGCAACGGTAAATCGCGTGCAGTTCAGCAGCGCTGCTATTGGTACTGTTTGCAGTACGGTTTGCAATGCGATTGAGAAATGGGAGCCGCTTGCTGGCACGTCTGAAGTTTGGACAGAGGTTGATCCTGCAAGCGAAATATGGCAAGATGCATCAAGCGTGACCGATAGCTGGTCTGCCATTCCCCCTACATCGGAAACATGGACAGATGCTTCGGCAGCAAGCGAAACTTGGGCTGATGCCGCATAAGGCTAAAGCCTAATAAGGCTAACGCCGCATAGGAGATAGATATGCCAACGTACACAACTACTTATAGTCTTGGAAAACCTGTCGTCGGTGCAGACGAGGACGCATGGGGCGACACGCTTAACGCCAGCCTTGATAGCATTGATGACATCCTTGACGGCACAACGCCTGTCACTGGCATTGATATTAACTCAGGTACGTTGGACGGTGTAACGATTGGCGGCACAACTGCGGGTGCGGGTACGTTTACAACGCTAACAGCCAACACAAGCATTACTGGTACACTTGCAACTGCCGCGCAGCCTAACATTACGTCTGTTGGCACTTTGACTGGCCTGACAGTCAGCGCCAGCGCATCTTTAGCAGGTGCAAGCACAAGCGCAGACATCACCTTCGGTGACAACGACAAAGCCATCTTCGGCGCTGGGAATGACCTACAGATTTACCATGATGGAACAACAAACTATGTTTATGCATTAGCAGACATAAATATCAATGCTAATACTGGCGTAAACATTCAAGCTAAAAATGGTGAAGAAAGTATTGTTGCTGAAGCAGACGGTGCAGTTACACTTTATTACGACAACGCATCCAAACTCGCCACCACCAGCACAGGCGTAGACATCACGGGTACTTTGACCAGCGATGGGCTGACTGTGGATGGGGATACTTTTGTACAAAGTTCATCAGGGGCTACTCTAACGCTCAAAAATACTAATACCACTGTAACAAGTGGTGATTTATTAGGTCAGTTAGATTTTTATAACAGTGATCCATCAGGTGACGGCCCTTCAGTTCAAGCAAGAATAAAAGCAACATCAGCTTTTAGTACAGGTAATGGCGCTAGTTTGGGGTTTTTCACAACTATTGGAGGATCGGGTGTTGAGGGCGCTGCACCAATAGAAAGGATGAAGATAAACCAAAGCGGCGACATCAGCTTCTACGAGGACACAGGCACCACGGCAAAGTTCTTCTGGGATGCGAGTGCTGAGAGTTTGGGCATCGGGACGATTTCGCCTAGCTATCCTTTGCATGTGCAAGGGACTACTTCTGCGGGTGACGTTGCCGCTCTTGTCACAAATCATTCAAACGATGGTTCTGCAACACTACGCCTATCGCCCTCAACAGTCGCTACCCGTGGGGCTTTTATACGAGGTCTAGCTACATCGGCATCGGGGCAGCCGACTGACTTACTGTTTGCGACAGGGGCCGCATATAGTGACGCCGCAGAACGCATGCGCATCACATCCAGCGGATCGGTGGGCATTGGGACGAGTTCGCCAGCATACACGTTAGACTTTGGTACAGCCGCATCTGGACATGTCATTCGTGTAGGCGACGAAAACCAAGACGCATATATGTCGTTCAGCAATCCACGAGGTTTTTCTGGATACTCGGCGGGCCAAAACTCTATGGCGATCCAAGGAGGGTTTAATAAGGGTATTGTCTTTAACGTAAACAACGGCACCTTTGGTTCAGGCGAAGCCATGCGCATCGACAGCAGCGGTGACTTGCTGTTGGGAAAAACTACTGCGGCATCAACTACCGCTGGTATGCACTTAGATGCAAATGGAAAAATAACAACAACAAGAAGCAGTGGCCCAGCCGCAGCTTTTGTCAGGCTTACTTCGGATGGTGATATTGTTAGCTTCCAAAAAGACGGCACCACTGTGGGGAGTATTGGGACGCTAAACAGCAGGTTGGTCATAGGCAGCGGCGATACGGCTGTTACTTTTGCAAACAACCTAAGCCCCAAGAGTTTTTACCCCTCAAACACAAGCGGAACGGGGCAAGATGCAAGCATAAACCTCGGCACGACCACATCCCGCTTCAAAGACCTCTACCTATCTGGCGGTGTCTACCTTGGCGGCACTGGGTCGGCTAATAAGCTGGATGACTATGAGGAGGGGACTTGGACGCCTAGCCTTGGCGGTACTG